ACGTAATTTTTTTATAAATAAACATTCTTTTTTACACCCCATAAACCAGCTTTCTAGTACTGGTTTATTAAGTTCTTTTACTTCTCTGACTGGATTACGATATCCTATATATTCATACTTGTGATAATCTATAAATATATCCTCGATAGGTTTTAAAAATAATATTGATGCGTCACACCATATCCCACCATACTTTTCTAATAAATTTACACGAATAAATTCACTTTTCTGTTGAAGTGGCATTGGTGTTTCAATTTTTTCAATATATTTCGTATATGTTTTATCATTCAGTACAATGATAGACCATGAAGGGTTCATCTGTTTTAGTTTTCTTATACAATGTCCAACTATCTTAGGACCAATCCTAGAATGCCAAAATATCCATATATGTTTTGGAAATTCTTCATCTCTTAGAGAATCTTTATACTGTGGAATGATTGTATAGTTCAAACATATATATATTAATATATATAGTATCACAAGTAACATACACGTATGACACAAAAAAAAGGTGTACAGCAAGCGCATGCAAAATGTTCAGTTAAAAAATATATATCCTTATATTATAAATGGATAGAGAGAATCTATATGTTATTTCTGTGCTCACCAATCCAGAGAGGTACAAGCAGCGAGTCAAACTCTTCAAAGAGTTTATGGCTCGTATGCAAAATTACAAAGTTAATCATGTAGTTGTTGAATGTGTACAGGGTGCTAGACCTTTCGAGGTTACTAGTGCATCTAATCCAATGCACATTCAACTCAACACCAACTCTGTACTGTGGATGAAGGAGAATCTTGTAAACATTGCTCTCAATCGTCTCCCACCCAACTGGAAATACGCAGCATGGATCGATGGAGATGTAGACTTTGTAAATCCTGACTGGGTCGAAGATACTATTCACGAACTTCAACATGCTCCAGTTGTACAATTGTTCGAACATGCGATCGATCTTGGACCTGATCACGAATTCCTAAACAAATGGAAATCGTTTGGTTCATCATATGTCCAAGGCTTGCCATTCAAAGGATCTAAACAAGAGTGGGATGTAAAAGAAACCGAGTGTTACATGTTTGGTCCATATTCAGGGAAAGATATCGGAGAATATTGGCATTCAGGATATGCTTGGGCTGCAACTCGTCAAGCTCTCGATGGATTTGGAGGTTTGATTGATTTTGGAATTGCAGGAGCTGGTGATCATCACATGGCTTGCTCAATAATCGGAAAGGCAAATCTATCTGTTCCCAAAGATGTTCATCCCAATTATATCAAGCTTTTGAAAGAGTGGGAGACTCGTGCACTCAGAACTGCTCACAAGCACATGGGGTTTGTAAAGGGTACTTTGATTCACTATTGGCATGGGAAGAAGAGGGATAGACAGTATAGAAGCAGGTGGGACATTCTGAAGACGCATCAGTTTGATCCAACTCGTGATATCTACAAAGATACTACTGGCTTGTGGGTTTTACATCCATCAAACATTGGTCTTAGAGATGACATTCGAAAGTATTTCCAGAGTAGGAATGAAGATAGTATAGATTTGTAATTTGCTAATGAATATATTGAACTTCAGTTGTATTCATAATTGTCGCGAAAATAGTCCATGCTAATAATGGACTTAATAAAAGTTTAGTTTTTTCATTTCCCACTGACATGCACGCTAATATAGAAGCCATTAATAATACAAGTATCCAAGATGCCCATTTTGATGACTTGCCATAAATCACTATCCACAGAGCAAGAAGAAGCATAGTTAAAGAGAACCACGCAGAGTTTTTGATATTTAAAGACCATGCATAACCAAACATTAAGAATAATATAGTCCATATTATTCCAAATGTAAATGCTGGTGGTCTAAACTTTACCACAGAACCTGCTTTAGAAAGTGGTGTAATGTACTGAAGTGCAAAACATACAATTAAAGGAGCTAGAATATATATCCACTTGTTCATTTATATTATATATAGATATATAAATGAAGATGTTAGAGTTGGAGACATTTTTTCAAAATCTGATAAACGCAAATTATTACATTAAATCTTCTTCACTGCAACTAACATCTTTTCAGTCTTTTTCACTCGTTTAGTACTCCCTGGCCATATTCTTTCAATCTCCTTCCCAACATAGTCTTCGTTATTTCTCCACCATTTAACTCTATCCATAACCTTGTTCAAGTCTTCGTCTGAATACCCTGCTGCAGTCATTGCTCTTAGTACTTCGATATAAGGTGGTCGCTTTCCTTTTTTCCAATACTTTTCATTCAAATCATTCATCTTGCTAATGTCGTGCTTTATATCAACTTGCTTTTCAAACGCAATCTGGTTTGGCTCGTATGTTACACCCTTGGGTTCGAGTGGTTTTGTGGAATGAGGATAACACCTCGTTCTGTGAAATGTATTCATGTACAGCATTGGATCTCTATCATATATATTAATAGGTTTCATCTTGTACATGTTTGCTACAATCTCAGTAACGTATGAATCAGTAATGTTTGGAACTTCTGGTTCATAGTCCAAAGGAACGTACGGAGGCTTGAGCGTGAGTGGTCTTTTGAAACTCATTTTATATTTTATATGATGTGAGACTTTTAAAGACACAGATTTTATATATACATATGTTGATTGATACATTTATGTTTTATAATGAAGTAGATGTTTTAGAAACTAGACTAAAGAATCTATCACCATATGTCGATTTGTTTATTCTTGTGGAGAGTGAAGTTACACATATGAATACACCAAAAGAATTGTATTTTAATAAAGATAAATATACATCATATAATATTAAACATATCATTGTAAAACAAAATGAAATGCCTCAAGGGTCTGATCCTTGGTCAAGAGAAATGTATCAGCGACATTGCATACTTGAAGGAATTGATGATTCTATACCATCAGATGCTCTTGTGATGGTGAGTGATGTTGATGAGATTCCTGACTTGAAAAAATTTAAATTTATACACCCAGTATCATCATTACACATGACAATGTTTGAATATTCATATGATTATATATTTACTGGTGAACCATGGATAGGAACTGTAGTGACGAATAAAGATTTATTTGTAAGAATGGGTCCAAACTATTTTAGAAACAATAGATGGAAGTTTAATATTATAAAAGATTGTGGATGGCACCTGTCTAGTTTTGGTGATTATAAACACGTGTGGAATAAAATTAATACATATGCACATGCTAATGATGATAAACACAAAGGAATGTCTATTGATGATTTTAAAATATATCTTGAAAAAGGATTACATAGTGATGGTATGACTAGACTAATTTCAAGACCTAAAGAAGTTTCTCTCCCTCACATTATATGAAGTGGCTCTTCATAGGTCCTTCACTAAAGTCTGGTATTGCACACGTTCTATTGAAATATGCCTCACTCGTTGATGGTGAATATGTTTCATTTGGACAGAAACCATCTTTAAAACATTATGATAGAGGATTTACATTTATATTACCAATCAAAGATCATCTAGACTCACTTGATCTATATTCATGCTCTGAATGGATATACATGACTGTATGTGAAACTGAGACTGTACATGAATCATATTCTTTACTTTGCGAAAAGTTTAATACTATTCATGTTCCATCAGAATTTTCATTAAATATATTGAAAAAACAATTTCCACATACTGAATGGAAATTGTTGAGACATTATGTATCAGAACCTAAATGTATAAAACATATATCTCATACAGGATATAGATTTTATACAATAGGAAATATAAGAGATCCGAGAAAGAATATACCAATGCTCATAGAATCATTCACTGAATTAAATCTCCCAGGAGCTCAACTCGTGCTAAAGGCTACATGCATAGACCCAGTAGAACTCAATATTCCAAATGTTGTTGTTATAAATTATATAATGTCAGAAGACCACTTGGACTCGTTACACAATTCATGCGACTGTTATATAAACTGTTCACACTCAGAGGGTGTTGGTATGGGTGCAGTAGAAGCTGCAATGAGAAATAAACCAGTTATAATCTCAGACTATGGAGGGTTGAAAGAATATGTAAAGACACCTTATATTATAAAGTGTACTACAGGACCTATTGGGTTTGATGACTTTTTGTTTCAGAAGGATATGATATGGGGATATCCAGACAAAGAATGTTTAAAGAAATATATGAAAGAGTGTTTTGACATGAGATTGACCAGGATGGATCACGACATGTCAATTGTCCAGGATGCCAGAAAAATAATCTATGTATAAATTAAATGGCTAGCAAAAACACAATGTTGATTATTCTCGCAGTCCTAGCACTTTTGTATTTCATGAACAGTAATAGTGAAAAAGAAGAAAAGGAAAAGTGGAGTGGACACAGTAGAAGATACATCAAGTATCCTCTCATGCTTACAGCAGTAGAGTCTGGAAATGGTAAAGAAATTACACTAGCGAATGGAATTTCAGCTGGTATTTTATTAGATCCGACTGCCGCCGCTGGTGGAGGCACCCCCGCCGCCCCCGCCGCTGTACTCCCAGCAAGTAGCGTATGGTACTATGTAACAGACAATGCTAGTACTCTAGTTGATATAACTGCAAGTAGTTTGGGAGTATCAATAGGGACAATGTGTAAAATATCAAACAGTAAAAGTACAAGTTATGCTAGTGCTACAGCTATGTATGTAGTCGGACTTGTAAATAGCAGTGCTGGAACACACAAAGGAGGTTACTTAGCTCTCGCTACATCTCAGACTGGAACACCTGCAACAGGTTATAACGGATATTACGTCATTAGCCCATACTACGATGATGATGATGATTAAAGAATTACATCTATAACTATCTATGGAGTCTTTAATGACGGGTCTTGACAAAGTGATTGATTTACAGAGTGCAATTACAAAACGTCTAGAATTACTTTCTGACGATCAGAGGGATGATATATCATCCGATGTGTTGAGTATTCTTGATGACCTTGTAGATAATACAACAGCACTTACTCCTCTCTACAAGATTATGGCTCAAATTCCAGACTTTTATTTCAGAGATTGTATTGAGATATCAGACATTCTAGTGAATGTTGGTAAAACTATAGAGGTTTTACAGATTATTAATAGTATGGCGTGAACAAAACTTTCCACACACAGCCTTGAAAGGACACGGAGTTCCTTGCAGAGTAACAGCTGAACATTTTGCAGGTGATCGTGGTTTTTGATATTGAATCATCTTTACTTTATTCTCTTCTCTTTTTATATTTAATTTTGAATATGCTTCACGCATACGCAAAGAGGCCTCTTTAATATTCTTTGCGCATTCGTGACTTGGTATGTAAAATGTTTGTGGAATTGTTGTGTCTGGATTGATGCAGCACGTCTTGAATCTGATTGTGGGATCCATCTTTGTTATCCATGTATATGTGAGTATACATACAACACACTTTTCTACCAATATAAAGAGTATATTTTTATATACTGTATGTGCGGTTTGATTGTATCTCCTTGCACAACTCTTCGTTCTAGGATTGGTCACAGAGGTCCAGATGCAAATGTGTATGCTCGTCATGGCAAGTATGGAATTCAGTTTCATAGACTCAGGATAAATGGAACAAATTCAAAGGATGTTCAGCCATTTTCAAATGACAAGTATACTCTCGTTGCAAATGCTGAGATTTACAACTATATGGATCTTGGCGGTACCAAAGGGCGATCAGATTGTTCTGTCATTCTCCCTACAATAGACAAACGAGGATTGTGGGATGCTTGCAAGACGTTCGATGGAGACTTTGCATTTGTATATACAAACGGTGATGATATATGGGCAGCGAGAGATAGAGTCGGTGTTAGACCACTCTTTTACTCGAGGGGTGACCAAGGTATATCGTTTGCTTCAGAAGCTAAAGCACTTTTGGAGCTAAATGAGCCAATAAACATTTTTCCACCTGGTCACTTGTATGATTCTAGAACTGATTCGTTTCATAGTTGGACGAGAGATTATTGGGATTATCCCAGTTTATTAACTGCTAAACCACAAAAACTCATATACCAGTACTTGCATAGAGCTGTAAGCAAGCGAGTTCAGAATACAGAGAGAGATGTTGGATTTTTTCTTAGTGGAGGTTTGGACTCTAGTATCGTGGCTGCACTTGGAAAGGTTATTCTAGATGAAAAGATTAAGACGTTTTCAATTGGACTAGAAGGATCTCCGGACCTTGTTGCTGCTCGTATAATGGCTAAACATCTAGACTCTGATCACACAGAGGTTGTGTTTAGTGCTGAAACAGGACTCTCAGTTATTGAAGAAGTTATTTGGCACCTTGAAACGTTTGACAAGACTACAGTCAGAGCATCAATCCCAATGTTTTTACTAAGTAAACATATTAGAGAGCATACAGATATCAAGGTTATTCTTAGTGGAGAGGGTTCAGACGAATTGTTTGGAGGATATCTATATATGCATGATGCACCAACCAAGGATGAATTCAGTATGGAGTGCAACAGGCTTGTGAATGACGTTCATATGTTTGATGTTTTGAGAGCAGACAGAACAACAGCTGCTCATGGTCTTGAACTCCGCGTCCCGTTTTTTGACAAGGATTTGATTGAATATGTCATGAATCACATGGATACACAAACCAGGATGCCAAAGGATGGGTATGAGAAATGGATATTAAGAAGTGCATTCGAACATATGTTGCCAAAAGAGATTTGTTGGAGACAGAAAAATGGAATGAGTGATGCAGTTGGGTATGAGTGGATTGAAGAACTAGTTGCACAGGGTGAGAATTATAGATATGTATTCAATGAGATGTTTGGATATGGACACGAATCTTTATGCCCATATCAGTGGATGCCTAGATGGACAAATGCATCTGATCCTTCAGCAAGAAATTTGAAACATTTCAAAAAATAATAGTGGGTTATTGTATGTCAGTTACAGTACAACCACTTAAAATTAGTATAAACGACATATACGGATTTGCAGCAGATAATCAAGGTAATACATATATATTAGATCCCAATGGTTTAAAAAAAAATAATATAGTTATCACAAACACAACTACATTAAAAAACATATACAACAATGGACTTAGATCAAATTATGATAGTTCAAGTTTGAACGACTATCTTTTTGGTAGTGGTGTACCTATAGAAAACCAGAATAGTTTGTTCATTTGTAATGATATAATATATTTAATTGATATTATTTATAACTCGAAAGAAGGTATTCCTCTTTACCCAACATATCAAGTACTATATTCATTTAATTTGGATGGTAGATCACTAAACAATGGGTTAGGCAGTGAAATTAAAAGTCCAAACTTTATTGGTTCATGTGTTACTGTTGATGTAAATAATAAAGACGGGACAGACTACACACTAACACCTCTCAATCCTAAAAAAGGTTTATTATCTTCTCAGGGTGAAAGTTGTGCATATTCTACAACTGATGATGGGACTTGCCCAACAAACATGTGTAGTAATCCAGTGAATACAGCTTGTTTTAAAAATTGTAGTGCAAAACAAATAAATGATTTAATTGGCGAAACATGTGAGGATTCTTCCGATGGTTTAGATCCTGACATGATTGAAGATTACGCCGTGTATTACTTCAAGTCGTATGAAAAAAAGGTTATATCTTATCTAAAAAAGAAGCTTATAAACCCTTATTTATGGGTATTTTGGGTAATTATAATTATGCTAATAGTAATTATATTACTTCTGCTTAAAGGTTTCAGAATTATATAATGTAATGTATACGATAGTAAGATGTTCTGTGTCTAAAAAACCACTTCGGGATGGATCTTTTGATCCGTCCCAGTGTCCCGTATTTGACCAATGATTGCATGTGTTGTGCAGAGCGCAAAATGATTTATGATTTGAAGCGAGAGTCATTCAGGTGTGGTGTTCCTAATCACAAATTTCCTCAATGGGTTCATCGCAAATATGGACGCCTTGTGATTTGGAGGGTTTTGCATGATGGAAGTATGGGTCTTTCATATCCATGTGTTGTGTGTAGAAAAGTGTTGGATAGAAATTCTATCGAATGGATTGCTCATCTTGGAACAACTTGGTATTCTAGCAAGGATTTAAATTTACCAAAATCTAAACCGACGCAAAAACAAAAGACAACTTTAGGGTACACATGATCCATTTATGCACGATCCATATTTACAATCTTTATTGAATATGCATTGAGCATCTGTTGTTGCTGCACAAATGAGATCTGGACTCGAACTCTTGAACGATTTGTACATGGCCCAGAATAGCCAAAAGGCAAATATTCCAGCTACTATCCATTTCACATCCTTCATACTCTAGTCTCATCTTTTTTTTCTGAGAGCCTTTTCAAGAGCACTTTCATTTCTTTTGAGTGGTTTCTCTCGTCGAATCTTTAACTGTCCTTCGTCTTCTGGCTCACTCTTCTTTGTGGCGTATTTATTGAACCCGCACTCAATAAATATATCATCTGGCATTCTTATAAATGGAATCTCTTTACATCTTCTAAATTCATCAATATCCATAACTCCTCCAAACACCTTTAAGGCTTCTCTTTTAGGTGCGAATGGAAAATCTTTATATGATCCATGTGACTGTCTAATCATCATGACTATATGTGATTGTACTTCACCCATCTTTGGTCCTCCTTTATCTAGATTGTAAGATTTCATGCAAGACCATGAGCAGAAATACCCCTTGGTCTTGAATTTTTTTAACATGTCATCATATTTAAATGGAATATGTAATGGCGCGTGTTCAAACGGGTGACAACACCACCAACACCACATACATATACATATCTTATTCGTTTTAACTACTTAAACTTCTGAGACATATATATACTATGTTGTTAAGTATTGATGTTGGAATAAAAAATTTAGCAAAGTGTGTCATAGACTCTAATAAAAAGATTCATTATTGGGATGTTTCAGGTGTTCCTCCTTTGCACAAAGATGGACTATTCTTGTCTATGAAAAAGCATATGAATGAGAGAAGTTCACACTTTGAATCTGTGACGAGAATTATAATTGAAAAACAGCCCAACAGAAACCAGGGAATAAAGTCTATAGAGCATTTTATGCATGCATACTTTTTACTTCAAGATAAAGAGGTTATTGTTTGGGATGCACGTCACAAGATTCCTGACGTGAAAGGTTCTAGCAGATCTCAATATACATTAAGAAAGAATGCAGCTATAGATAGATGCAGAAACTTTCTAAATGAATACAATACTGAATGGCTCGAGTTTTTCAATTCACACAAGAAGAAGGATGATTTAGCAGATACAGTGATGCAAGCTCTCTCTTATATGGATAAGGAACCTGTAAAGGAAACTGTACCCAAGCCTCGTAAACCAACTGAGAATCAAAAAAGGACAAAATATTCAAAGGCTAATCTAGCATATATTGTGAAGAATGGTCTAGAACAAGATGCTAGATTCACAAGGGATTTAAGTAAATATTATAAGAATATAGATGAATTAAAACTAGAATTTAACGTTCTGGTATAGTTCCTTTTGGTGGTGGTCTTGGTGCAGTTGGTGGGTTTTGTGGTGTGACAGTAGATGTACATACATATGGATAATTTGCTACATTACTGACCTTTGTTGTATCACAATATCCCAATCTATTAGTAGTATCAGATACATTTGTACAATCTGATGTTGTTGCGCACTCAGTGTCGTACAGAAATGAATACGCTTTAAATTTAGATCCTGATGCATTATTGTAAGTAGTTACATTTGAAGTTGACCAAGTTACAGTGTCTGCCGGTGTTTTGTTATTTATAACAAGCCAATCCAACACTGTAATAGAACAAGATGTTCCAATCGTTTGGTTGTATATGACAGGTGTTATGACATTTATAGCTGGATATTGTGCGGTATTTGTTTCATCCTTTATATCAATTTGTGCTATGTACAATTCATTATTAAAAAACCCATTGTGACATTTCACGTCAAAGACTGCTTGGTTTGAACTATTGAAAGAAAGAGAATTCAAGTAAAATGATCTGTTTCTTTCTTCACACCTATTGTTTCTATTACATACTTGTTGCTTATCACCACAATCTAGATTTGTCAGACACTGAACCGACTTGCACTGTCCTGATATGCATCTATATGTTTTGTTTGTTCCACAATCAGAATTTTGAGTACATTCATCTTCTTCTTCTTCAGTAGTATCATCCTTCATGAATATAAATAATAGTACAAATACTATAATTACTACCACTACGCCAATTATATATCTATACTCCATAATATTGCTCAATATTATTTCTCTGGCAATATTATGAAATATATGATTATATTACTATTGATATATATCATATTATTAAAGTTTATGCCTAAAAAATCTACATACGATTCTAGTACACCTCCTCCTGCCGTTGACATACAAGATAAATTCGGACAAGACCCTGATCCACAAATAAATTGTCAGGGGTATTGGGATTCTGTATCAACCGAAGACTTTTCTACACAATGTAACAACCAATTGAATAATGCACCATGTTTTGCCCCACAGCTAGGTGGAGGAAAAATAGTGATAGAATTCAATGTCACATATCCTGGATATAATAACATTAATAATGGAGCTCTAACGTGTATGCAAGCTGCACAAAACTCTGCACCTGTGAGTGTATCTAATGTATATACATCATCAGAAGGTGAAATATACGGTGTAATCGGAGACTGTTTAAGTGCAGACTTGGGGTATGTTCAATGTGATTCATGTGATCTTGGTCCATGTGTATCACAAGGTCTAAACGGAACAATCATTAACGAATCTTACTCAAAAGATGATATAACTACAGATCTCGTACAAGAACAGCTTGACTTTTGCACTGAAGGTAATGATGCATGTGCATATTGTGTTATAACAGACAGTGGTGGAAACTATATATCATCATGTGATGGATCTAGTGGAAATGCAGTTGACGGCGCAAATTCTTCGTATTCTTCGTGCTGGCAAGGTGGTTCTACAACAGGTTTGGCAGATAGAACTCTGTCAAATGGGGGTGGTGCAATATGTACTCATAGAAGAATTTTTCCAAATTCTGGGCGTGTAAGAACTCCTGTAGGTGTTTTCTATTCCCTCGATACACCCACTAATAGAGATTTGATAGGTAATTATGACTGTTACCAATGTTGCTTTAGAAAAGCCCATGCTGATAGAGGCATCTGGAATAATGGACAGACTGCGAAAGGTCCAGGGTTTTACCGAAGAGCATGGGATGGAAACGGTACATGGTGGGAGAAAATACAAGGAGATGAACTTGTACATCTTATAACGAAAGTTATACAAGTTAAAGTATTTCCAGGATATTATTTTGCAAGTAGAGTATCTAATTCTTCAACAGCTTATTGTGAAGGTAATACAGATACAGGGGATGTAATTATAATTGTTCAACCAACAAAGTTTTTTACTGGAAATCCAAACTATCTACCAGTTGATGCTACTACAAAACTATCAGATGGTGCAAATCAAACTCAACAAGCATTGTTTAACAATATTATAGGACCCTATGGTACACGTATTTACAGAGGTGATCCAAATCTGTGGCCAAACAATATTAAGACTATGGATGTAACCAATAATCCTATGGCTAGTATACTTTGTCCATCTGGTTCTATTCTTACAAATAAATATAATCATGTAACGTGGTTTGCATTTAACGGAGGTACATTGTTAGACAATAATACTAAATGTAATACAGATACAATGTGTTATGCAGCAACGGGTAATAGAGTTTCTTATAATAAACAGCAGGGCTGTTTAAGCTTTGTAACTAAGACATATATAGACACTAATGATGTGACTAAATATGCTTGTGTTGAGGGTAAAGAAAATAATGGTAATCCATATGAAAGTGACGAAGTTCCATCGAACACTGGGTATCAATGCCCCGAAAACTGGACAGCTACTGGTAACAATATTTGCACTCTTGATATAGAATCATTAAAAGACATAAACGGTCAATATAACACCAACAATAATGATATATCCAGCGGTGTTTGGATGTATTGTATGTAATTAATTTGGTTGTACGACTTTAGTATATACATCATTTATACCCCACGATGAAGAATCGTATTCATGACTGTATTTATTTGGATCTTCGGTTCCTGTACCATTACAGCCTATTAACGAAGATTTAGATTTTTGAACTTGTGTTGAAGTTATTAGAAAAGCTCCTATACCATTTGGATCTCCCTTACATCCGTCTAACAAAACGTCATTTGTACCTCCACCCAGATTAACTCTAAAATATGACCCATCATTGTCATTGTCATTGTCTGGCATGTCGAATCCAACACCGTAAATGTCACATTCTGTTCCATCTACTCTACAATAACCATCTGTTCTATCATATTTTCCATATGTATAAACATCTACACCCAAACCACATGGATTTGATAATTTATTCCCTTTATTGCAATTTAGATGAGTGTATGGACTTGTTAGAATACATGCTCCAGAATCGTCGGCTATACTATCTAGTTTTAAAAATCCTGATTTTGAGTTACTATTAACATGTATCATATATTGTTCTTCGTGAGTCAATTGTTTTTTTGATCTCCATTCCGTATACAATGCCAGTGATACACCATCCATAGACATGGGAAACTTTGTTTGACTTGTATATTTGCAAAACATACCCTGACACAATGTTGATGTATCAATATGTCCAACAACTCTTAATACACTATCTATTATACTATTGTCTTCACAATTTCCATTAAGTTGTGATGTATCAGTAGTAGGTGTTGAATATATAGTATATAAGAATACATTTATTATTTTATCATCCTTGTCAAATAATATAAAACAATCACTTGGACCAAATGTTTTATCCTGATATTCATAAATCTCATATGTTTGAACATCTGATGTCGCATATGTACTACACCAATCATCATATTGAGCAGTTACATTCGAAATATATCCTAGCGTTGGTATCCATGTAGTTAGATTTATACACTCTTCTTTCGTCTTAAATGAACACATTGATTTCCACCCGATGAGTGGTTCAGTATCACCGACTATAATAGGGTCTATAATTACACCGCCATACCCATGTAGAAGTCCACTATCGACACCAAGTTTCTCATCTGGAATTATCTGGGGATCATGATAATCTGTAGGCAATATACATAACAATGATAATACATTATCATGAAATATATCCATCAAAGCAATGTTATTCTCAGCCGTTGAATCAAACATGGCGTGAATATCACTTGATGACATTGTAGCCCTGTTTTCAGCACTTAGACCATTCATAAAATCTGTAAAAACTATTGTAACATAAGCTTTCATATTAGTTAGAGCCGTCTTTATATATGGATCGTAATACGTAGTTCCTCTAATATAGTTCAGACTGTCAAGTATTGCTTGGTCAGACTGATCAAGTGTTGTACCTGATGGTGGTGGATTATCTTCTAAAATCATTCCGTATACAGCTGATAAAAGTATGCTAGTCCATGTTTGAACTCGCGTGTTTAGTGTCGAAGCTTCTAGTGTAGACATGAACTCTGTATCAAGTGGTCCTACAAAAACTGGCCATTTTAATCCAGCACTAATTATTGAGTCTGCAGTAACCTTTTCAAAATGATCTCTATTTGAATAATACGTACCTGCATTTTCAAGCCTTCCCCAGCCGGCTCTACTGAATATAGTTAAAATCATAGTTATTATTTGTAAATACATTAAAGAGTCTGCTATAGGACTTATAGCTTCAAGAACTGCGGATGCACCATCTACAGCTGCATCAACAGCAGCACTCACAGCACTCGCAGTTTCCTTGTCTAATGCATCTCCCAAAGCACTCACAGCTGCTTTAGTATCATCTTCAGCCGCATCCACTCCCATTCGTTCAGTTACAGGAGTGTTACCAACATCGGATGCTTTCACTTTACCTGAAATATCAACACCAATTCCACTCATATTTTTTGCATCAGATACAATATCTTCAGAGTCATCTGCTAGTTTTCTAGCAAATTTTGCAACACTCTTTTCAGACATTTGAGCTTCTTTCGAACTTGCAAATGCTCTTGATAAAGCAGATGTAGCATCCTTTACACGGGCATCTACATTTTTAATTATACTCCCGAAAGCTTTTATAGCGCGAATGGCGTATGAATTAGTTCCCCCTTGAAGAATTGCAAGTACAAGCAAACCCTTTGTTTGTTTACTTGTTAATATATCTGCTATAACTGACAATGCTTTGCACAAATCATCGTCGGGGTCATCACTGCATTGAGGTAATGTGACTGTTGGTGTACCTGTATCTTCACATGACGGTAATATATATGTTCCACAACTATCTAACCAATTAGATATAGGATCTGTAATGTCATCGAAACCACCATTGTCACAAAATGTACATGAAGTAGTATCTTCGAATCCAGTTGTAGAAAGACAAGATCCACTTAGACACGATGTAAAATCAGCCGTTGGTGTACCTGTAAACCTAGACTTGTAGTATTGAAGTACGTCTGTCGGTATTGTGTTGCTACATGGATCACTTTTACTAACATTTAACAATGGTATAAGTTTTTTCACACAAGCGTCTGGATCAACAGAAGCACCTCCTGTTCCTGTTCCAGTTCCTGTTCCAGTTCCACCTCCAGCCCCTGCACCTGCACCTGCACCTGCTCCTGCTCCTGCACCACTATTATTTCTTAATAATACAACTAATAATATAATTGCAGCAATAATAAATAAAAAGATTCCTACTATTACCCAAGTATTCATATTATATATAAACTATTTTAATACATTTAATAATACTACAACCACTACGATTGCAGCTACAATTCCAAGAATTATCCATAACCATTTAAGATTAATACCAAGATCGTTTGCTACGCTCTTTAAACCATTACCAACTGCTTTGATTGCATCATTTGTATTATTCTTAAATTGTTGAGCAAATGTAGTCTGAAAATGTACTATACCACCTGCAACTGCGTCTGATAGTACATACCCCCCTTGAACACTTGCTGTGATTTTCTTGAGGGTGAGATCGACAGACGTGATTATGAATGTTGCATCAGTTACAGAAGTTGTAAAAGTTATACCAGAATCTATAGTACATATAGTATTTATAGTTGGTTTAAACTCATTGCTGTCACATAAAGGAGAATTGCATGTCACATCCGTCCACTCAAATGTTACTGAAGTTGATGTATGTGTTATGGTGGTAATATCTACTGTGGAATTATTTGTACACGATTTTGTGATGAATGATGCAGCCCCAATGGTTGCAAATGCTATTCCAAAGTAAGTTGAAGTACTCCACTGTGCTTTTGCAGGAAGTTTTTCAGTCAACGAATCCTTGAGCGTCTTTTTGTTCCCACTAGAGTCTTCTTCATCGGTTGGTGAATCTGGATCCTGTGCATCGTCTACAGTATCTGGTTCTGCATTCACATCAGTCGCTGCATCTGGTGGATTGCTAGCAGGGGTTTCACTATTCAAGTCAGCCAAATCTGGTTTAAAAGTAGATGTTTTGCTAGCATCAAGAATTCCCTGAACATCCGTAGCTGAAACTGACGTAGGACTTCCTGCTATATCAAGTGGTTTACCTATATCTCCAAGTTCTCCTAAATTAAACCCATCGGCTGTTTCTGTTATTACATCACCAGCAGCTTCAAGTTCGTTGGATGCATCTTCTAATGCATTAGCCAAATCATCAAATTCAGACATATATATATACACATATATTTTTCATATGTATATACATATGATTGTTACTAAATCATTTTATATAAATAATGATAGATATTATATAGATTTAGATAATGAAAAGATTAAAGTACCATATAGATATAATAGAGTTATGTGTAAAGTACATGGATTGACACCTGTACAAGATATGAAGGTTGGAGATGTCGTAAAGTGTACAATTGAGAAGAAGATGTGGCAAGGATATTATTTCAAAGTTCTAAAAGATATTGAAAAGATATAAACATATAGATGTATATTAATATATATGTTGACAAGAAAAGGTTTGTTGATAGAATCTACACCTGAGATAAAAAAAAACCTTACTGTAAAGTCAAATGATAATGTTTATGGTGTTAAATCACCTTCGTTCAAAATATTCAGAGATGCACCAGGAAAAAGATTGTACGCACCAAGACATTATGGAGAAGGGATTGAAGATGCGAGAATTGAACCAGCCCATTCTTCAATCAAGTTTGGAGGAACCCTTCGTCCATATCAAGAAGAAGCCTTGGTACGCTTTCTGGGTACCAAATCAGGAGGTGTACTATCCATGCCATGTGGATACGGAAAAACCTGTACCAGTCTCGCAATTGCTGCTAGAGTTGGTCTTCGAGTAATGATTATAGTTCACAAAGAGTTTCTTGCAAATCAGTGGAGAGAAAACATAGCAAGATTTTGTCCAGGGTCTTCTATAGGATTGATTCAAGGTGAAAAAGAAGATTTAGAACACGACTTTGTTATATGTATGATTCAAACTCTGTGTTCAAGAGAACACAAAGAAGACTTGTTTGATTCTATTGGATTGTTGATTGTCGACGAGTGTCATCACATTGGTGCAGCAGCCTTTTCACAGACAATGTTTAAACTATGTCCAAAGTATACATTGGGTCTCAGTGCAACTCCAGATAGAAAGGATGGTTTGAGCAATGTTCTATACTTGTTTTTGGGACCTCAATTTTTTCTGATTGAAAACAAAGATATGAAAAATGTACATGTTGTAAAGATTGTATATAATCCAAAAGATAGATCATTACCATTAAACAGAATTGGTAAATTATCAATGGTTGATATAATTACTCGATTAATAGAATTAGATGATAGAAATGATATTATATACAATATAGTCAAGGAAAATAAAGATAGATCTATATTGATTCTTACAGATAGAAGAGATCATGCGAAAGAAATTCATTCTTCAATATCTGATTCTTCTCTGTATATAGGTGGAATGAAAGAAGATGAATTAAAAAAGTCTTCACAAAAAAATGTAATTATAGCCACATATTCTTTGGCACATGAAGGTCTTGATATTCCGCATCTTGACACTATAATTCTTGCGACACCACATTCTGATGTCAAGCAAGCTGTTGGAAGAATTATGCGTGGTGCTAGTGATCCAATTATTTATGATATTGTTGATACTTTGGGTCCATTATTTGGTATGTGGAAAAAACGCGTTAAAATGTACACCGACTCTGGATTCAAAGGCCCTTGGAATGAGTCTTGTATGATTACTGTCTGAGCAGCATGAGAAAAATTGCTGCAATGAAAATAATTAATATATTGATACATTCATCATATTCAAAATAGTCATATGGTGTAACAACATCATAATTATAAAATTCTACTACTGGTTCTGGTTCTGGTTCGGGTTCTGGTTCTGGAGGTTTTCTGATTGAATAGTAACCTACCTTCATACATTATTCACATATTTTTATAATACAAGCACCTTTTTATCCTTTGACCCCTTTCTCTTTCTAGTCTTTAGTGTAATATCCTTTGTGTCAGAGTTTATTGAAATAATGTCAGACAACTCATCCTCTGAAACAACCTTTTCATCTATGGTTTCTTCTCTTACTACTGGACGTGTATTCTCTGGCATTGGTGGTGGCATAAATCCACCCATGAGAGAACCAAGATCAAATCCAGGTCCCTTCATCTCTCTTCTTCCGTTTTGATCAAATGTTGGTGGAGTCTGTTCCTGTGACTTTTTAACTGCATCCATCATATTCTTCATGAGATCTGGATTCTCCTTTAGAATTTTAGTTGGATTTACTGCATCAAACCCAGCAAACATCTTTTTGCTCAGGTGAAACATCATTGCTGAGCCTCCAACCATGAGTATGAGTTTAATCTCTGGTGCAACCTTCACCTTCTCCTTGTACTTGTCATGGAGCTCTTCAAACACCTGATCATAGTCATCAACATTCTCCATCATATTCTCAGACCAGCCATCGAGTTTCAGATCAAACGGATCGAAACGTCTGTTGATAAACTCTATACCAGTCGTGCATGCAATCAGGATTCTTCGAGCCAGCTTTATAGCCTGTTCAGACTCTACATGGTACATCATACGTTTGTACTCTGTCCTGATGAGTTCGATATCAGAGTATGCATTTAGTTTCTCAGAAGATTTCAAACCCTTCTTTATCAGGCGTTCAATCTTGTTCAATAGATCCGCCTTTTCATCCTCGATAGTCTTGTACCCAGCAGAGGGCTGAGGGCCCCTTGGCATGTCATCTGGACCTTCAGAAAAAGACCCATCTTCAGTAAAAGATCCCTCTTGATCATCCACTTCATCACGTTTCGCTTCATTTATAAAGTCGTCTACATCAGCAGGGGGTCTTGGAATCTGAGGAACGTGTCTCGGAACTTCTCTTCTTGGAACTCTCGTGGGTGCAGGACGGTGCTTTAGCTCAATCTCATCCATCAGTGCTTTTTCAGTTGGGTCAAGGTCCAGAGTGACATTCTTTTCACGTGTAAGTACTATATCATCAGCCATACAATTCTTAAAGAAATGAAGTTTAAACCTTTAACGCAAAAAAAATGTATATGTATATTAAATGGCTTCTGACAATGATATGATGATGTATGTTTTGATTGCTATACTGGCATATTTCCTACTCTTTAAGGATAAAGACGAGAAGGATAAAAAGAAAAAGCATCACGAGAAATATAGACCAATGAGACATTCTCGGTACGATCTAAATGCAGGTGAAAAATCATATTCCAAGACTGCAGCAGGATCCTCAACTGATGCAATGGCTGCAGCAGCTGAATCACCTTATGCAGCACGACGAAGACCACATATGCCTCCTAGAAAGTCAATGTACAACCTGAGTGTAGGTGAAAATGAATATTCTAATACTCAAGCAGGATCCTCAACTGATGCAATGGCTGCAGCAGCTGGATCACCATACAAGGTTGGAATGTCTGATATTTCAGGGTACAAATATAGCAATCCAAGATCCATGTACAACTTTCAGAATGGTGAAAAAATGTATTCCAAGACTACAGCAGGATCCTCAACTGATGCAATGGCTGCAGCAGCTGGAGCTCCTTACAAGTCTGGATACTCGATGATTAGGAAATCAAGCTTTGCACCAAGCATGAACAAGGGTCTTAACGGAACCCTTCAGAATGGAATGAAAGGTGCTGCTCCATTCAACTCGAACTATATGAGAAAATATTAAATCATGATATATTATGGATATATACACTATAAGTTTTGATTCTTCTTCAAGTCAGAGTAATACTTTTTTCAAAGTTACAATGTTAAACATAATAAAGAATATAACTAAAGTAGAATTTCTATCTGTATCAGTACAACCAAATTCATTTCAAGATATAATATATATTAATATACCACAATTACAATCAATATATACAACATCACCCAATGATAATTCACAAAAAGGTTCATCTATTCTCACTTGGACACCTGATTTTGTATCGACAAAACTATATCTAGATGGAACTTCATATCTGAGGACAAATTTTATAAAGAATACATATTATGATGCATCTACATCATATAAAGTACCTATAGGAAGGTTGGGTTCATTTGATGTATATGTTCTAGGAATGAATGGTTCACTTATAGACACTTCAAATACAGGTGTAACATATATAACAATGAGAATATATTCTGAAAATGCATTGCCTACACCTCTAAAACCCGAAATAACTATTTCAACATATGAAAAAGAAAAGGATAAGGATATTGATGTATATACACAACCTAAAAAACATGAAAAGAAAATACCAATGTATGCTCTCGTGGCTTTACTTGCAGCGATACTAGCAATTATGCGTCTCTTTCCTGGGCAATCTGTGATATAAATAAATACACTTGAAAAGATACAAAAGTTATTATAAGAGCACCTACAACAGCATAGAATATAGGATCCTTTTTCGTGTCTATAAATAGTTTCAATGTTAAAGAACCGAACGCAACCCAAGCAGTTGCCGCAGCAAGTGCAAAACCAGTTGCTATACCTTGTATATCTTGATTGCCTGATCCCATATATTTAATCAAGATTTTCCTCCTTCTTGATTACATGTTTATATTCTTTCGGTTTCTCCTCTTCTTTGATCACAATTTGCTTATTCTGAATCTGCCAATAATAAGTCTTCTTCCGAGGCCTGAACATTCCCTATTTTATCGATAGATTTTTTAAGGAGGATTTCTGCGGGCGTTACAGGAATCCAATCATCCCATGTATCATAACATTCATTCATTGCTAAACATTTAACATCGTCACCTTCATACCTTTGGAATTCATCTTCGTCATCTTCCCATTCCTCTTCGTCATCTTCTTCATCATCTTCGAGCAATTCCTCAATAGTAGTAGTCATGTCTCTAATATTTTCCAAATTTCTTACAGAATATCTCAGTCCATACTTTATATCTTGTGAGGTTAGAGTATTTCTGTTGCATAATGTCATGTAGTAAACTCCATATTCAGTAGCTTTTTCTAAAACATTTCCTAAAATATTAATTCCTGCTCTTATATACATATCTTCCATATCATATATGTATATATATATAATATGTTAAATACGCATATATTATTTGTTTATATATGATATGGAGATTTCTATAAAGAAATTTGATCCATCGAGAATTGATGATGGAAGTACATGTATATTTATAGGTAGAAGAAGAAGTGGAAAGAGTACATTGGTTACTGATATATTATATCAGAAAAAACATATCCCACTCGGTGTAGTAATGAGCGGCACAGAAGAAGGTAATCACCATTACAAATCTTTTGTTCCAGACTTGTTTATTCATGGCGAATTTAACAAGGGTACAATAGAAAAGATTATAGAACGACAAAAAAAGAATAACAAAGCACCTGTATTTCTAGTTCTAGACGATCTCATGTTTGACCGAAAATATATGAAGGAGAATTGCATCAGACAGTTGTTCTTTAATGGCAGACATTTCAACATATTCTTTGTAGTCACTATGCAAGACTGTCTGAGTCTAGAGTGCAGCACAAGAGGTCAAGGAGACTTTGTGTTTGTTCTAAAGACTGATGCATCTCTAAACAACTTGAAGAGGTTGTACGACCACTTTTTTGGTTCATGTATAGAAAATTTCAATACATTCAAAAAGATTTATCACGCTATAACTGATAATTACACTGCTATAGTTATAGACAATACAGCGCAAAGTTCAAGGATGGAGGATAGAATATTTTATTACCGTGCAAAGATTCGAACCAATTTCAAGTTGGGATCTTCAGCAATGTGGAACGCACACAATAAACTGAACAAGACGTCAATTACTAGCAATGGTACGCGAACATTAAAGATTTAGATTGTATATTATATAGAATGCAAATCTTTGTAAAAACCCTGACTGGAAAAACCATCACACTCGAGATTGAGTCTACTGACACTATAGCAAATGTAAAAGCTAAGATTCAGGACAAGGAGGGTATTCCTCCAGATCAGCAGCGTCTGATTTTTGCAGGGAAGCAGTTGGAGGATGATAGACAATTGGCTGATTACAATATTCAGAAAGAGTCTACTCTCCACCTTGTGTTGCGTCTCAGAGGTGGATGCGTTTAATAAAACAAAATAAAAAATGTATGAAAAGTATATGGAACCAATCCCCGAAGTTATCCCAGAGCCACCTGTTATGAAGGTTGAAGATGATTCAACCCCAATTGAAAAGGTTGTTGTAAAGCCACCTCCACCACCTCCACCACCTCAACCACCAAGACCACCTGTTCAGGCTTATAAACCACCTCCACCACAGGTTCAAAAGCCCCCACCTCCACCTCCACCTCCACCAAAAGAGCTCTATGAACCAAAGCAAGACAATACACTGATGAGTGCTGCATTTGTAGGTGTTCTTGCAGTCATTCTGTCTTCACCTGCATTTAAAGGGTTGATGGAGAAGATGCTACCAAGGTTTGCTAATGGTCCAGTGTCGTATGCAATTATTTTCGTGTTGGCAGCTGTTCTGTTTGTAGCATTCCAGAAGCAATCAATCTGAGATTATACCATCACAAAATGACTTCTTAGGTGTATATTTATAAATTCCAAGATCTTTAGCAACATCTTTAATTTCATCTAAATTAGTCCAAAATTTATCTGAATGATCATATTCTTTAACTGTGTTGTGAGCTAGTTCATGAAGAAGAACGTGCATAATATCATTAATGTCACCACCTTTGATGCAAATATAAATTTCATACCCCTTGCCTACATTATATCCAACACCGTCAGATGAAATTTCAGTCATACCTGTTATAATACCTTCGTTCCACAATTCGGGAAATAAACCACCTTCTTTTAGCGCATCCCTCAACAAATTGTATCGACGTCTGACTTCATCCATTACATCTGAATATCCTGACGTGTTTGAAAATAAAAATATAATTAATAATAGTATTAATATATATATGTTCATATAATATATTCTATATTTTCTTAAAAACAAATCTAGAATATATCCGAGTTATAGAATTACTCTTGTAAGAATCTGGTACATTCCACAATGGTGACCATTCTATGAGAATAAAAGAATCTTTTAGAGAATCTATAAGAATGTTTTTATGACACAATGGTTCTGGTATAGGTCCATTTGCATAATAAGGTGCATCTTTTATGTATACCAAAGCCATTTGACCACACTTTTGTTCATTATATACAGATGGTCCAATTTCAATTGTATTTCCGTGACAATCTTTCCATTTACAAGAATGTTGTAGTATATATTCAGAATCTGGAACAACACCAATAAACAATCCTTCTGGGAGTATACAATTTTTAATTTTATGTATAGTTTTATTAAATGTATACTCATCATGAAATATATATTGTAATGAAAAATTATAACATATTACATTATATACATCATATACATTATATATATGTTCATATGTACAAATAATATTTTTATATTTTAATTTTGATAAACGTTTATTTGCTTCAATGATACTATCTTTATTTGGATCTATACAAAAAACATTACACCCAATTTGATTCCATTTGTGAATATCACCACCTGAACCACATCCAACATCCAACACTTTATCAGTACTCTTTATGTATGCAGACATGTGTTCAAATTTAAGTCTGTTATGGAGTCTACGAAGATCCATGTTAAAGATGTAGAATACTAAAACTTTAGATGGTTAATCTTGGTCCTACTCTAACAAATCTACCTGGTCAGCTGTATGTACTCTTTTCGTGCGTTGGACCTGAATGTCCTCAGAAGAATGACATGTTTGGAGTAAAGTTTTATGGTGCAGTCCAGAGCGTCGAAGTTGCGAAAGATTATGCAAAAAAGCTTCAGAGTGAGGATGCTACATTCAACATCTATGTAGCTGATACGAATCAATGGCTTTTGATCCCCCCAGATGGTTCAAAGATTTCTGATACTCATTATGTCGAGGAAAAGCTAGAGGAGATTATGCAGGGGTTCAAGGAGAATCAGCGCATGGGTGCATCTCTCTTTGAAAAGAGAAAGAGGGATATGATTGCGCAGCCTCTAAAGAATTCTGACACACCTTATATCGATCCATCAGATGAAAATTCTAAATATTACACAAAGCCAGACGAACCACCAGTTAGACATCCAGCAGAATTTCTAGATGCTCTTCGTGAAGAATTTCCAAAGGCTACTGATGAGACTCTTCGGAAGATTGCGGAACTAAAGTCGGTGGCTGAGACTGAGTGCAGGAAAGCCGAGAGGAAACCTCTTGATCCTCCTCAGGATCCTGAGTCACTTCTGATTGAATAGAAGTATCGTCGATAAAAGATGACTCGTATGATTCATCATCACTATCAATTTCAACTGAATCTTCATCACTCTCTTCTACATAGTCACTTTCGTCTGAATAGTCATCTTTCAATTTAATGGGACGTCCATTTGCATCTCTCTCAGTTGGATCGTAATAGACTGGCTTTTTAACTTGTCTACCATATCGTGTCGTAATCATCTAAAAACTTTGGGATCCTCTTCTCTAAGTCTTTTGTTATGCTAGGAGGAAGTTTGTACCCTTGTGACTTGAAACCCTTGCATGATTCATCATAGCATTCAGATCTTATAGTATTGTTCGTAATGTAAAACCATACATGATTACTCTTGTGTTCCCGTTTGATATTTTCACAATATTTAGAGTCTGTCTGAATGTAAAATCCCTGATCATTTCGAGTTCTACCAACCTTTTTAATCCGAACAGTCTCATACCCCTTCATCACACTGCGAACATGACTTTCAAGTACATCAGTGTCCAAGTCTGTGTCTGCAGTATATTCATCTTGTTCTGTTGTTCGGATTGTAAATAATTCCAAAATACTTTTGGATGGTTCTTGTGGCAAATCCATCACAAATCCTGCTGGTGTAATTCTTTTCCATGGCTTGTAAGGTTCGTAATATACATCATTTTGAAATTTGTATGACCACAACATTCTCAATCCTGAACCATTGTATACACTCGCATCTATATATTTTGCATAGTGTGGAACATCTGCAATGATGGAATTTCTAATTTTAATAGCCTTTTGTGAATTTACAATCATGTCTGGCCAGTGAAGATGAACACCACATTTCAAACCTTCTTTAACTCGTCTTGTAGAAGCTCTTGAAATGTAGCACGTACCATGTGTATAAGGTTTACATTTAGATACTAATTCATATATATATTCAGATTTAATGTCTACATCATTAACATAATCAAAATCTATAAAGAATTTAAAATGAGGAGTTCTCCTTTCGACATAACATAGTCTCTTTCGTCTCAATATATCATGAATGTAGCCATCGTTAAATTTGTCAACATCTTCAATGTTTAACTTGCCTCCATCCATAATATAATGAGAAGCCATACTTTATATATGCTTCTTAGTTTTAATTATTTCTAAATGTTTATAAAATTCATCATTATTTAATATATTATCTGTTATCAATGGCCACACATTTCTAGATTTAAATCCTTCGAGTGTGTCAAAATCCATCTTGTCGTTTTCATCATATTGTTTTCTATATGTCATTTCTCTTCTATCCATTTTTTGTTTTTCCTCGTAAAATCTATCTACAAGATAGTTTTGATATGCTATTGTTGTTTCAAAATATATAATATATACATGATATACAGCTGTATAATCATCTGTTTCTAGATCAGTCTGTAATAGACTGAAATTAAAGTATGTATAAGTTACATCTTCTAGATCAATAATGCCTCTCGTCTCCTCCTCCAATTCTCTCAAAGCACATACTATAGGATCAACAATTTCTCGATGTCTACATCCACCAGTGACGAATGTCCACTCTGAATGTCTCCTATCATGTACAAGTAGAAAATGCGGTACTCCATCAATAAATGAAACTGGTATTGCTATGGATTTATGTTTCTCCATTCCTAAGATGTACTTATATAACTAATTTGCATAAACTAACGAAGCCATTGCATTCTGAACTCTAAGAATGTTGTAGTTTACTGCATATATATAAGAACCTGGAGGGAATATATTGTTCCCGCTGCCACCCATGAGTGGAACACCAGAACCCATTGGTGACTGAATACGATATGTATCAATCTTTGAAAAGTTGAGAGAACCAGTTGGCTGCAATCTAGCTGTATCCAAACAATATGGAATAATGAGTAGAGGAGCTGGACTTCCAGACCCCAAAGGAGATCCTGGATTTGTTAAACCATATGGTGTATTGTAATACTGAGAAACCTCTTGATAATGAGGCAATCCTTTAAATATTCCAACATCTATTCCATTGATCTTTGTAATAATTTGCTGATATCCAGTTACATAAGGCAGTACATTTGCTGCAAGAAACTTTACAGGGTTGCTAAATGCTAGTTCAGTGTAATAGTCTGCATTCACAAGCTGTCTCTGTACTTGCCAGACCAACATGTCAATAACACTTCCATTTAGATTTGTAAAATAGTCTCTTTCTGGACCTTGGAGGTAGATGTAATTTGCCCACATGTCGTACTGGTAACTGCTGCTCATTGTTGTCTGCCAATAAATGTTGAGCTGGACAGTCTGAAACTGCATTCCAACCAGTGGAAGAGAGTTGTGGAAATCCTTGCAAAAAAAGAATTTGAGTGGATAAAATGTATTTATACAAGTGTTTACAGGTGAAGCTGTAGGAATTCCGTGGAATCTCTTTGAATACGTATCAGCCATTGCAACTGGCTCAACAAGATAGTTGAATACTGAATCCTGTGTATCAATGAGCTGTCCACCAATGTAAAGCTCAATCTTGTCAATAGCCTTTGACCAATCAATAGTCTGAATCTTGTTGCTTGGTCTCTGGATTGAACCATATGCAAAATCAATTGTGTAGTTTCTCGAATCCTGTGTGAGAGTTACTGAACCAAGAGTAGAAGATGAAACCGCAAAGAGACCATTAAAGGATGATGGACTCACACCCAAAACTTGCACTTCTATATTTGCTGGGAGTACAGAACTCTGAACTGCACCAAAATTATAGGTTGTTGTTGCTCCTCTCACAACCGGTCCAAGATATATTTCAGTAACAGTGTTGATGTAATTTGATGCAATCAGTAGCAGAGCTGCATTTGTAGGTGTAACCGCCACTTGATATGGACCAGAACCTTCATTTGCAGTTACAACCACATAGTGTCCAGCTAGATATGCAGATGCATTGAGAGATGCAGACATGTTGACTGCATTTACATTAGAGCCATAAGTTGTAGCAACTCCATTCACGTTGACCCCTGATAATAGTTGTGTGACTGGTGCGACAGCCATGTTACCATATCCATTAGTGACTGTACCAGTTGATGTATATGCTAGGACAACACTGGTTCCAGAAGATCCAGAATTGATTGTGTAAATTCCATTTGGTAGTGCAGTTGCTGCTGTGAGAGTCTGGCCTGAAATGACAACATAGTTACCAGCAACAAGAGTTACTGAACTTGTTACAGTAAGAGTTGTAGTTGCTCCGGTACTGATCGCTGTAATAGCATTCGAAGCTAGAGATGCTGCAGATATGGTTGTTGTGATTGTGTTTGATGTAAGAGTATTGATTGCACTGTAAGAGCTTGTGTCTGTTGCAGTTAGATACATGTAGTTGAGCAAATCTCCTTTGCGATCTACAATGATTGAATTCATCGACCCTGGCTGAGGATTTCCTGAAAATGTCTGTCTCTCAACACTTTGTGCAAACTTTGTGTGTTGTTTATAGTTTGACCTAAAAAATGAAACTTGTGGGTTTCCAGTTAGATGTTCGTCCTGAGCACCCTGAGCCAAGAGTTGTGTTACTGCACCACTCATTTAGAATATACATAGGTTTTTTTATCGAGCGAATGAAGGTGCTGCATATGGATTTGTAGCTAGAGCACTCTTTGCAATGTCAAAGTTTTGAGGGAGATTTGAAGATGCTTTCGTGGGTGTTGGTCTCAGTTCACCTATAGACCCCCTTTGTCCAGTTACACTTGCATTCATTGGACCTGGTGGAGTAACGAGTGGTTGATACCCATTTTGTGTAGAAATGCTAGGTTTTGTCTGTGCTACAGCTTGAGATCCAAAAGGTACATAGTCATTTGAAAGGCCTCGATGTCCCGTTGGAGCATTAAACGAGTATTTGCTCACAGGTTCTGGGTTTAAATTGAATATATTCACCTGAGACTTTGAAGGTCCCATGTATGGAGTCAATCCCTGATCCTTTAGAGTTGGTTGAAGAGTCTTTTCAAACGATGGATCAGGTGATCTCATGAATGTTCTTGCAGCAGATCCCAATCCTGTATACGGGGTTTCCTCTGCCCTATTAGGGTATTTTGCAATAGCAGGACCTTCTGTAAATCCTGAAATTCCAGAGTATCCTGATATTGCTGGTGCGAGTGATCCAGATGGAATGATTGATGCTCCTCTAGTTTCTGCTCCTGGAAGATGAGTGAGACGTTCTACATTTGCATTCACTGGGAGGACACGAAACGACTCTGAATGAAAACCTCCTCCTGCAGGTACATCAGCTGAAAGACCAAGTCCTCTTCCAACATTTATACGCTGTCCAGTGGGTGACACTCCATTTTGAACTCGAGTGATGTGTTCACTACTAACTTGTCTAAAGTCGTTGGTAGGAGAACCCCACACATGTTTTGAATTATGTGGGGATATATCTACAAAGTTTGTAGATCCTGATGAATACCCTGACGTTCCAAAGTTTGTAGGAATCTCCTTTTTTTTAATTAAAGGAACTGTACCTGGTTGATTCGGTGCAGCAACCTGAAGTCCTGAACCATATGCAGGCATTCCAGATGTACCTTGCATATCAAGCATCTTTCTAGTCTTGTTGAAATCTATATTTTGTACATTAGTCGTTATTGGATCATCAACCTTGTGTAAACCTTCACTAGTTCCTCTTCCAGAGTAATATTCATGCTCCTGAACAACTGGAACAGCTTCATTCACATATCCATCTTTTTCCTCATATACTCGATATTCACGTGGTGATGTTTCATGTCTTTTCTTTCCGAGAAGGGCAAGACCTAAAACTGCAGCTACAGCAAATAGCTCCATCTACAATTAAGAGATATTATTCTTTACATCAGCACGTGTACTCCTGGGTAACGGAAAAGGGTTGTTAGGGTTAAAGTGTACATGATTCTTGGGAAAATCAAAACTAGTCTCTGTATAAGTCTTCATCAGACTTCTTGTGTCAATTGGATATACAAATTTTTTAATATCTTTTGAGCTCATTTATATATATTTATATTTATATTCTAACTCTAGCCGCCTGACCACCTCCACCACGCGCGTTAGGATCGCATAGTGATGGATTCGTCTTGCAATTCTCAGCTGCAAGTGGGAGATTGTGTCCTAGAAAGTTTGGAACTGGGTGAAAATTTATACGTGCACCCCTCTGTTCAAGACCAGGTGATATTGAATCCCAATAAGATTGCAACTGTTCTTCATTGTGAGCTACAGGGACATTAGGGGTTCCCATATCACTCACCAATCTATTTCCGTATGGGTTATTTGTATTTAAAGGTGTGTTGGGGGGTGGTTGTGAATTGGGGAATGGTTGTGGATTGGGAAACGGTGGTGGATTGGGAGGTGGTTCGCTTGTATAGTCTTCTGGATCCTTCTCCCTGTCATTGTCTATGTTGATGTATATATATCCAAAAGCCAAACCACCAATAATCAGAGCTCTAGAATCACGAAGAATTAAGAATACAAGAAGTGATGAATATACTATGAAACGAAGAGTTGCTTCAGTATTTTGCTGAGGAGTCCAGTCATCTGAAGGCCAAAAATCCATAATTTTATTTTTATCCATCAACTGTTTATGCATCTCCATTACTACTAACTAAGATTTCTTTTGACCTAAACCATGCATGAACATATTCGATACTCCACTCATCAGTGCATTTGCATCCAAATCCCCAGGCTTGATATCCTTGGCACACCTTACAGCCATCTCCTCCAAGCTAGAGAGTGCATCTTCTGGGAGAGCAGAGATTGTCATACCGAGCATGTACAGCGTCTGAAGATATTGCCATATGGCATCCTTTGTATTTTGTGACAAGTCTTCAGTCCAGATAGAACTGATTTTGAAACCTTCTACAATTTCAGGATTGTCCAAAAAGAAACTAGAATCCTTTGACATTATCTGTGAAGAATATGGTCTGACAGACTTCATGAAATTCTCCATACACCCCCTGGAATTAGCTTTACGAAGAATCTCAAATGAAACTTGATACTTTTTCATTGCAGGCTCGTCTGGAAATGAAAGAACAAGCTCTTCTAGAAATTGCTCCATCATATCATTGAATGCACCGATAGTTGTCATCTATATTTTTATAGAGTTTATTCTTTAATAAGTAAATCCATCTCTTCTGATTCAGGTTCCTCATCTATAGGCTCCTCGTGTATTGGTTCCTCGTGGATTGGTTCTTCATGAACAGGTTCATCAAATGAATACTCGTCAGATAGATTTCTAGATATAATGCTTTGTAGAGGTACATATGATCTCACTGTTAGATCTAGAGCTCTGCTTACAGCCTCGTACAGCTTGTGGTCACGTGAATCTTCATCCTTCATGAATTCACAAGACTTTGCAAGTTCTTTATGTGTAAATCTATAAACCTTTCTTACAAATTCTATAGCAGAAGGTACATTCAACTTTAGTTTTCCACTATGTCTGCCAATCTTTACAGAATTCATAATTTGTACACGTACAACAATTGAAGCTTCAATCAACTTGTCTAGATAGTCACATTCGCTCTGAACCTTTTCAACTTCGATTTCTACCGTGTTTTCACCCCAAGAATCAATCTGTTTCATTGTTTCTTTAAACTTTTGAATCTTACTCCATCCATCACTTTCATTCCACATTTGTATAAACTTTTCCATCACAACTGGACACATACACTCTTGCAACATGTACATGTATTCTTTACGAGCTTCTACGATTGCCTCCATTTCTATCTTCCTGGATTATTTTACTAGCCATCTTTCGCAAATTCATCAAAGAAGGCAACATATCATCATCTTGAATCTCAACATTCTCTTCTGGTTCTTCTTTCAGTTTTGTTTTTCCCCATCGAACAACAAGTATATAATCATATAATGTCACATTATATCCTAAAAGTTCCATCTGACGTTTTAGGTACAAAGTCGCATCATGATGATTATACAATGGATATCCCATCAAGAATTCAGGAACTTGTAAATAAATCTTTTTGTGTCCGAGAGAAACACCTAATTTAATCTTTTTAGTAAATAGTTCAAGTATATGTTTATATGTATCTTTCAAATACTTTCTTCTTCTGGCTTCTATGAGTTGAATGTCTTCAGCTCTAATCATATATATGTATGTTTATGATTTTATTATACGTTAAATTATACAATATATATTCATATACATATATATGGCTACATTAGTTTATAGTTTGAAATGTCAGAATTGTAAAATTGTAGTAGATTTTATAAAAGAACATCAAGAATTACAATCAATCATAACATATCATAATATAGATGATGGTATACCAGATTATATAAAAAGTGTTCCTTCACTTGTTACAAATGACAACAAGATGCTTGTCGGTAAAAATGCAATCATAGATCTCTTCAAAACAATGGTTAAAAAAGAACCAATTGGATATTCATACAAATCAATGTATAGTGCAGCTCTTGCTAAACCTAGGAAACCACCAGAAATGTCTGAAGAATTTAAGCGCAAAATAGAAACAGATCCTTCAGAACTACTTAAACAATTAAAGAGATAGATTTGTATGAAGTTTTATCTAAAGACTGTCACCCCAAAAGTCTTGACTTCGTGTCTAGAAGTACTTAAAGACATTTTGCAGGATATTAACGTCATTGTTTCACCTAGTGGAATTAAAGTCCTTACATATGACACTGCACGAGTAGCCTTGGTGGATTTAAATCTACCGAGTGATAAATTTGAAGAGTATTCATGTTCAAACACAATTATAGCTGGATTGAGTATATCAAACACGTATAAAATACTAAAGTCTGTGACTATGAATGATATGCTTGAAATGTACATGACTCATCCAGATCACATAACATTAAAAGTCACAAACACAGACAAAAAGACGAGTACAGAATACAATCTAAAGTTGCTTGAAATCGATGAAGAGTTTCTTCAACAGCCATCTTTACAGTTTGAGTGTGTAACAATTCTTACATCGGTTGAATTTCAAAAGATTTGTAGAGACATGGCAAATCTAAGCACATCTTCTATAGGATCTATTAGGATTAAACGTTCGAAAAGTACTCTAAGTCTCGAGTTTAAAGGAGATTTTGCAAGTCAGACTACAATAATTGATTGCGCAGAACACAATGGCAAAGAAATTGTTGGTGACTTTAGCCTGAAATATATGCTCATGTTTACAAAGGCTACTGCTTTGTGTTCAAATGTACAAATTTTACAAAACACATCTGATGATCCTCTTGTCCTGAAATATCTAGTGTCGAATCTTGGAGAATTGACATTTTATATTCACCCACTACTCACAGAATATGATTGATTAAATATATTTGTAATTTTCAAAACACCTTTTTGAGGTTCGATATATAAATGACGCCTGAATATTACACCAATCTTTCCATCTCTTATGTGTGTTTCTTGTTTCCATGAAACATGTGTAATTGTATAAAACATAAATTTCAACGGGATTGGCTCATTGAAAAAATCATGTCGAGGACCTGCATACTGTAACACGTGTTTAGTAACATCTTTATCATTCCATGTAACATGTTTCAATGGAACAACAAATCCTTTTGTTACTGATCTAGGGAGCATAAAACCAACATACTTATATCTCTTACCGTTATAGAAATAGTTGATAATCTTACACCCTTCTATGTTTGTCTCTTTAATAATAGTCCAATTTGGGGGTTGAAGTCTCTGTAATATAGAAATGATTCCATTGAATATTCTATTCATAAAAGAATGTGATATTTAATATTTTATGGAATCACGAATAAATGAAAAACTTGGAATATTAAAAGGTGACGAACTCGCTAATTATTTATGTAGCTGTATCCCTTATATTCGTGAATATACTGAAACAAGTGAAAAGGGTGTGCAAAGACGAGACATTTATGATAGATATTTGAAGAATGTAGAGGATGATGTTGGTATAATGCCATCAAAGAAGAGTACAATAAAGTGTGCATGTGGATCACAACATTTTGTAATAGAGAATAGTGACGAAATTTGCATTAAATGTGGAATAGCAACATCTATAATGACGAACGAACTGAGCTATAAAGAGGAGCTTGAAATGGAGAAGAATATAATTTATTCGTATGAAAGAAAGAATCATCTCAATGAATGGTTAGCACAGTTTCAGGCGAAGGAAACTACAAATGTACCAAAGGATGTATTTGATATATTAAGAGGTGAAATTAAAAAAAATAAAATTAAAAATATACATGATATTACACATTCAAAGGTGAAGGAATTATTAAAAAAGAATTCATTGAATAAATATTATGATCATATACCATATATAGCAACTGTACTAAATGGTAAAAAACCACCTATAATGTCACAAGCATTAGAAGAGAAAATCAGGATTATGTTTCACCAGACTCAGGAACCATTTGAGAAACACAAACCCAAAGAACGAAAGAATTTTTTAAGTTATCCTTATATATTATATAAATTATGTGAATTACTTTCTGAAGATGAATATTTACATTGTTTTCCTTTGTTAAAGGATAAAGATAAGATTTATGAATCAGATCAGATTTGGAGAAAGATATGTAATGAGCTCAAATGGGAATTTATAAAGACAGCTTTATAACATCTAAATCATTTCCAAAATTTACTAGATAACCATCTTTGATATCTAATGTCTTCATATAAATCTCCAATTGTCTACTGTGCTCTTGCGTCAACTTTTTAACAGCCTTTAACTCTACAACATATTTATTATTTACAACAAGGTCTGTAAACATTACACCTACCGAATAACCTTTATATGTTATGTTTACAGGTCTCCTATCATATCTTACACCATATTCTTGCAATTCAAACTCCAGAGCACTCTGATATACACTCTCAGAATACCCAGAACCAAGTTCACTCCAGACATTTTCAAAATGAACCTCCATATTCGTCTTGCTGCTTATTTTTTTATATACGTATAGTAATGAGTAGTCCTACTGGAAAATTGATTATAGGCTTGGTTGTTATTGTCGTTATACTATTGGGCCTTGGTATTTATTCTAGGTTCGGTACATGCTGTGGTGAAAGAGATCCAACATCTAACGCGTGTGTAACTAAATCCAATTGGGTATTTAATATAGGTAACTCTGCATGCAAATCCAGTTATGCTAGAGCTCCACGGGGAGTATCATCAACGGACAGAATAGCAAGAAAACCTCAAACTGTAAATAAACCTCACAAGATCATGCTAAAATTGCCTCAAAAGCCTAAACTCGTGTTTCAAAATCCCGTGAAAGCTCAGCCTGTACCCATAGATCAGCCTGTACCAGCGCAAACTGACGAACAGAGGAAACAACAGTATATTCAGGATCAAATTACAATGCTTCAAAAAAGAATACAGTCTAATCTAATGCTCATGAATAATTCAAAAGGGACTGATCTACAAAATCTACAAGTTCAGGTTGCTGCTGATAAGATATCTTTGTCTGATTCCATTGATACACTACAATCTATAATCGCACCTGTACCAGTGCAACCTGTACCAGTACAACCTGTACAATTGCGACAAGTTATGCCAGTACAAGTATCTCCATATAAGGTTGCTTTTGCACCTCACTATAGACTATAAGCATTTCTTCTGAATATCTTTGATGAACGAGGCGATGTTCTCTTTGTATATGTTGATGCTGCAAACAGTGATTTGCGAACGTGAGTGCGTCCCAAAGCCATTATAGCTCTGTGTAGAGCCAACATCCTAGATCTTTTAGACGTATTCTTTACATTGCTATATCCATATTTAGCGAGCAATCCTTTTTTAAGAGATCCTATTCCATTGCGCATATAACTATATGTCATCTGATATATGTCTTATAATATAATTTGTTTCTTGAGGATATATAATGTTGAATTGAATATACATGTCACCACCCGATAAACCTTTTCCAGGTATCACATATTTCTTCCTTGGATCTATGATACCAAATTGCTGTGTTTCAACTATAAATTCTTCATCAAAATGTGGCACCTTTATTATTGTACCGTTGACTGAATCAATAAATGACAAGTCTGTTTCATAAATGAGATTGAAACCTTGACGTTTAAAGTATTGATGAGGTTTGATTCGAACTGAAAATATAAGTGATCCAACATCATTCCCACTTTGTAAACCCAATTCTGGAATTTCAATCTGTTCACCTTCATGAATGTTTTTATGAATATCAATCTCAACCGCTTTTGGAATCTTTTTTGAACCTTTGTAATTACATTCTTTACATCCAGACTTTGAAAACTTTT